GCGCAGGGGAGGTGAGCATGGGCAAGCTGATCGTGTTCCTCATCAAGTTCTGGTTGCTGGTGATGTTGCTGGCACCTTTCATCTGGCTGGCAGGAGCCCTGTACGTCGTCACGCATTGAGGCTCCTAGCTGCAACATGCGACATCCTGCCACACCCGAGCCCCGTTGCATCTTGCAATGGGGTTCTATACATTCTGCCTTGTGAATTGAAACCGACTAACCCTTTGGAGAACGACCATGAATGAACAGCCTACTCTCGAAAGCCGCATCGCCTCAGTCCGCCAGATGCTCGACCAAGTCGAGGCCTTCCTGCAGGACCTGCGCAACGCGCCCCATGAAGACGAAGCCGCCAAGGTGCTTGGCTGGCCGGCTATCGGCCTGTACGTCCGCGAGAGCCGCTTGGCAGGAGCGCCCGTCGTCAATGTCGGCAATGTCCTGCAGGCTAGCATCTACACTTTCGGGCGGTTTGTTCCGACGTTGCGCAACGGCAATGGCGATGTCGCGGAGCTTGTCTCTTACGAACGGGCGATTGCCAGCGTCATCACGCTGCAGGAGAACCTGCACACTTGGCTGTGCGGACAGTATCGCGACCTTCTGGCAGAGGCCGAAGCCGTCCACGACAACGCCTGTGCTCATTGAGCACAGGTATCCTTCCCGACTGATAACCCATAGGAGAAACGACCGTGAAACTTAGCCGCCAGCAGGCCCTGAAACTCAGCTTCGCCTTTACCGCCAATACCTCTTACGAGCACTACCTGTCCAAGGCTGTCAAAGCCGAGGGTGCCGACTTCGATGCTTCCATGGCATGGCGCACATGGGAACGCATGCGCGATGAGGCTCTCGCCGAAGTGTTCGGCAAGGGCCTCCGCGAGATACACGACTTCGGGCATTGCAGGGATGTTGCCTAGGGCTCTGGCTGCAACATGCGACAGCTTGTCGCAGTTGCATGTTGCAGCTTGGGGCTCTATATACAGGGCTCCAAACCAAACCAACCAACCAAGTGAGAAACGACCAATGTACGACCGTGATATGCCCCTCATGCGCGATCTTGCCCTTGCCGACCCTCAGGGTTTGCTCACAGTGATCGCCTTCGTGCTCGCCACCATTCAACAGCCCCTGCAGTCGGTAGCCAACCAGATGCGTGACATCCGTGCCAATGGTGCTGGGTCGAAATACCTGTTCGGCTCCAAGCGGATTGGCTATGCCTATGCCGACGCTCACAAGGAAGTGCTTCACGCCGCCGTCGTCGCCGCCGTTCAGTGTGGCGATGCGATAGGCGCGATTGACGTGCTGTCCAACGTGCCCGGGCTTGGTATCGTCAAGGCTTCCTTCGTGGCTCAGATATGCGGACTGGAAACCGCCTGTCTTGATACCCACAATCTGCGGAGCCTTGGGTTTGCGGAAACCGCTTTCCGCCTTGCCAAATCCGTCAAGCCGGCGACGAAGCGTGCAAAGATCGCCGACTATGTCGCAACCTGTGTCCGTACTGGTGGGTCGCGGCATTGGTGGAACGCTTGGTGCCACACGGTCGCCGGCAACAAGGCGAACCGTTCGCTCCCTACCGCCGATGCGGTTAGCGCGTATCACGTTGCATGCCTTGCGGCGTGACCTTATCATGGTTCTTGATATGAACGCTCATTCAACCCCGACCTTGCCTATCCGCTTGACGGATAGGCAGGAGCAATTCTGCCAGCAAATCCTAAGCGGTAAGTCTCAGGCGGAGGCTTACCGCATCGCTTATGGCGCGGGGCAAAAGGCTTCCGAAGCCAATGGCTCTAGGCTGATAGCGTCCGATAGGGTGAAAGCGCGTATTGAACAGCTACGGCAGTTTGAGGCTGCGGCTCAGCGTGTGTCACTGCCGTTTTTGACGGCAGGGCTCTACCGCATTGCTGGTAAAGCGGAGGAGGCAGGGCAGCATAGTGCTGCCGTTCAAGCCATGCTTGGTGTCGCTAAGCTTCATGGCTTCCTGATTGACCGTACTCAGTCCGAACTCATCGTCAGGGCTCCGAGCGCGAGCCCTACTAGCCCCGATGAGATGACCGAAGCACAGTGGCTGGCCGCTCATAGTATAGCGCAAGCAACACACAGTATAGAAGGCGAGCTATCGCCTGATAGTATAGTCGAAGTAACGCCAAGTATAGAGGGCGAGCAATGAAGTATAACGCGTTACGTAACCTTGGGTTGTAAGCCGGCTAACGTAAGTCGTTGCCTACCATCTGTAACCCTAGGTTGCATAACGTGTTATGGTATACCGACCCGGGGGGCTTACCCGAAATGCCACCCTAGGTTGCATTGGGGCCCCACGAGCGAGCGAAGCGAGCGAGGTCCACAGCCGTGGACGCGGAGGATTTCCAAGGAAAAACGCTTTCAACGTGGCGGATTTCCAAGGAAAAACGCAGATGGGACCCAAACCGGAACAGGTTAAGGATGGGACCCAAACTGGAAAATCCTGCTCATGAATATGCAACGTAAGGTTGTAATAGGCTTCAAGCCCCAGCCGGGACCGCAGGTCGCCTTCCTGCAGGCTCCCTTCGACATCGTCGTCTACGGCGGAGCCCGGGGCGGCGGCAAGTCCTACGCCACGCTGGGTGAGTTCTGGCTGCACGCCGACCGCCACGGACAGCACGCCCGGGGCCTGATGGTGCGGAAAACCCGCGAGGACCTGAAGGATACGATTGACGTAGCCCTCATCATGTACGGCTCCGCCGCCGTCTGGAACGAGCAGAAGAAGTTCTTCCGCTTCCAGAACGGCGCAGTCCTTCACATGGCGTACCTTGAGAGCGACAGTGACGCGCAGAACTACCAAGGCTGGAGCCTCACCCGTGTCTATGTCGAGGAGCTGACCCAGTACGCCGACAACAGGGGCATCTTCAAGCTGATGGCCACCCTGCGCTCCTCGGTCAGGGGCATCAAGTGCCAGTTCCGCGCCACCTGCAACCCCGGCGGCCCGGGTCACGGCTGGGTCAAGCAGTGGGTCATCGACCTAGGCCCCAACAAGCCCTTCCACGACCCCGACACCGGCCTCGTCAGGGTCTTCATCCCGGCCAAATTGACCGACAACCCGGCACTGCTCACAAATGACCCCAACTACATCAATCGTCTCAGGGCCTCCGGCTCCCCGGAGTTGGTGCGGGCTTGGCTGGAAGGCGACTGGGACGTGGTCGAGGGAGCGTTCTTCCCGGAGTTCGACAAGCAGCGCCATGTGATCCCGCCCCTGAAGGTCCCGGACTACTGGATCAAGTTCCGTTCCATGGACTGGGGCTCCGCCAAGCCCTTCTCCGTCGGCTGGTGGGCGGTGGTGCAGGATGACCAGCCCCACAACGGCGGCATCCTTCCACGCAACGCCATCGTCCGATATCGCGAATGGTATGGAGCGAAGGCTCCCAACGAGGGCCTCAAAATTCCGGCGGAAGTAGTCGCCAAGGGCATCCGGGACCGGGAGCACGGCGAAAACATCGCCTACGGCGTGCTGGACCCAGCCGCGTTCGCCGTAATATCCGGCCCATCCATTGGCGAAACCCTCGGAAGGAAGGGCGTGTACTTCAGGCGTGCTGACAACTCCCGCCTTTCCGTCCCAAAGCGAATGGGCGGCTGGGACCAGCTTAGGGCCCGCCTCAGAGGCAACGAGGATGGCAATCCGATGATGTTCTTCTTTGACGATTGTCATGCTATCCTCCGCACGCTGCCGATGATGCAACACTCCGAGATCAACCCGGAGGACCTCGACACCGAAGCCGAGGATCACGCGGTAGATGAGACGCGCTATGCCTGCATGTCCAGACCGTTCCGGCAGGCGGCGCAACCGGTAGAGCATGACAGTAACCCATTCCTCGTAGCCAATGCGTTCAAGCTGAGGGATTTGGATCGCTGACAAGACTGACGGTTGCCGAACGCCGCAGGCGGTTCCAAGCAACCATTGAAGAGCGTCGAAGACAGCGCCTGCAGACCCCGACGATGACCACCTCCGGAGTGCTTCGCACGGCATCCGGCTTACTTCACTACCGCGATAGGCGCGGAGTGAGCCTGCCTTACGTCGAGGGTTTCTCAGATGCCTGCACCGAATTTCGCGAACATTCCAGCAGCAGCGGCAGCACCGCCGGTTGACCCGGTCAGGACCGCGAGCACGCCGGCCCCCGCGCCCGCGCCCGCACCAGCACCGGCGGCGCAGACCCCCGATCAGGGCCGAAGCTGGCTGGCCCAGCTTCTGATGAACCTGTTCAATGGCGGTCAACCCTTCCAAGGAGCAGGCGGCGGGGGCTCGGGCAATGCATTTCCCGCCGCTCCCGGGTCGGGGCTGTTGGGGCAGTTTCCCGGTGCGCCTGCCGGTCCCCCGACGGACATGACCCTTCCCGGGCCTTGGGGTGCGGGGCTCCCCGCGAGCGGCGGAGCCTCGCAGCCCCCGGCCGCCGGAGGCTCCGCGGTCTTCCCGAAGCTTCCCGACACGGCTCCCGTCCCGTCCCCGCGTCCATCGAAGCTCCATCTCGGGCTCCCCGACACTGTCGAGAAGGTGCCTACCGCGAACCCGAGGGATGTTCGCTTCCAGCAGCGCAAGCCGGAGCCGAAGTGATGGCGGCACGGTTGTTCTCCGGCAATGGAGTGCCGCCGCAGCAGCTAGTGCAGGGGGCGGGACAGTACTTCCATGGCGACTAATCCTTTCGGCCCGCAGGACAAGGTTCCCGTTCCGCAGAGCCCCGAGGCGGGCAAGCCCGGGACCCAGCCGAACATCCCTTCCGAGCCTCCGGACGATCCCACCGATGGCGTCGATACCAAGTACTGGGAGAAATGCCTTGCCGACGCCGAGCGTGCCGAGCACGACTGGCGTGCGCGGGGCCGCGAGATCATCCGCATCTATCGCAATGACGGATACTATACCCCGCAGGGCAGGAAACGTCAGGACAAGTCGATAGTATTCAACGTATTGTTCAGTAACACGGAAGTAATGTTGCCGAACATCTACGCTCTTCCCCCGAAGCCAGTCGTGCGTTCCCGCTTCGTGAAGAAGAGCGAGCCGGTGCCTCCGGCCCCACCCATGCCGCCGCCCATGATGGGCCCGCCCCCCGTGGGTCCCGGCATGGGAGCCCCACCGCCGTCGCCGGTTCCGCCCGGAGCCCCCGGCATGGGTGGTGGGGCACCGCCGCCGCCAAGCCTATCAGCCCCGCCTGATGCGAACATGATGGCGGGACCGCCTCCCATGGGTGCGAATGGTACTCCTCCCATGCCCCCGCCCATGGGAGGACAGCCCCCTCCTCCCCAGCCGCCCGGACCCAACACGGGAGGAGCCATGGAAGCTCCCCCGGACCTCAACATCCGGGTGACGACCGAAGACACGACAGCCCCGCCGCCGCCGGAGCCGCCGCCACCGGCGGAGCCCGCCCCGCCTCCGCCGCCGGCCCTGCAGCCCGCCGCCATGCCGCCCGGAATGCCCGCCCAGCAGGACATCGAAACCGCCGCTGCGGTCATGCAGAAAGCCTTGGAGATCGTGCTCGACGACCAAGCCTCGCACGAGGCCGTGAAGGCCGCCGTCAAGGACCTGCTGCTGCCCGGCCGTGGCCTGTGCAGGGTGCGCTGGAACCCGCAGATGGAGGCCGTGCCGGCCCCCGTGGCGGTGCCGTTCCCGCAGACGCCGCTGCCGATCCCGGATATTTCGCCGCAGCCCGACATGGTTAAGGTCTGGGAAACCGTTTTCGACGAGTATGTCTACTGGGAGGACGTTCTCATCGACCCGTGCAGGCAGTTCCGCGACACCCAGTGGGTAGCCTTCCGCCATTTGTTCACCGAGAAGCAGGTGCTGAAGGAGTTCAACGACAGCCAGCAGCTTCAGAAGCTGAAGACCGACAACAAGATGGAGGAGGTGCTGAAGTGGACGGAGGAGAGCGCCGCCAAGGACACCGTCGGCGGCGGCGGAGCCATGAAGACCTCCGACAAGCTCGGCGACGTTATCAAGAAGTGCATGGTCTGGGAGATATGGGATGCACAGGAAAGGCAGATCATCTGGTACATCCGGGAGTCAAGAGGCATCGTTCTCAGGGTCGATCCTGACGCCTTGGGACTTAGTGGGTTCTTCCCTATCCCCCGGCCTCTTCTGGCCGTCACCACGACCGACAGCCAGTTGCCGCGCCCGTATTACGACCTCTACCGGCATCTGGCGTCTGATCTGGACGAAACCTCCTCGCGCATCTCCGACCTGACCAAGAAGATCAAGGTGCGGGGAGGATATAACGCGGCGAACAGGGATATCGCCAACATGCTCTTGGCCGACGACGGCAAGATGATCCCGGTGGACGGCATCGACCTCATGAACGGCGGCCTGCAGAACCACATCTGGCTGGTGCCGATACTGGAGTGGATGAACGCGCTGAAGGAACTCTACACGGCCCGCGACCAGACCAAGGGGGCGATCTACGAGGTGATGGGCATCTCAGACATCATGCGCGGCAATACGAACCCGTATGAAACAGCGACGGCGCAGCGGATTAAGGGCACCATGGGGACCAACCGTCTCGATGGACAGAAGACCGTCTGCGCAAACTTTGCACTCGATCTCCTCAGGATGAAGGCCGAGATCATCTCCAAGAACTTCGACGCTTCCACTCTCACCAAGATGACCGGGGAGGAGGTCACCCCGGCTGTCGAGGCCATACTTCGCGATGATTTTCAACGTGTCTGCGCCATCGATATCGAAACCGACAGCACCATAGCCATCGACGAGACGCAGGAACAGGAGGCCAACGCCAAGATACTGATGGCCATGCAGGGCATCCTGCAGGGCGCACAGGGGCTGCTGATGACCGGAGTTCTTCCTCCCCCGATGATCATCCAGTTCACCCTCGAACTCATCAAGATGATGATCCAGCCGCTGCGCAACTCGCGTGGCGTGGTCGAACTCATCAACGATTTCGAGGAGCAGCTTCAGGTCGCCATGATGAGCAATCCACAGGCTCTCATGGGTTCGCCGCCGCCCGGGCCGCCCCCGCAGGGCCCGCCCGGCGGCAGTGGGGCTCCCGGGGCTCCCTCCCGTCCCAACGGCGGGGCTCCGGGAGGTCCGCAGGGACCGCCAATGAACGGAGGAGCCCCGCCGGGGCTCCCGCCAAACCTTCAATGAGAGGAGCATAAGAAAGCTTATGCCCAAAGCCTGCCTTGAATGCGATAAGGCCCTGCATCTGCGGTGCAGGCGTGATCTGACGCGGAAGAAATTCTGTTCTCACGCCTGTCGCAGCCGTTATCTTGGCCGCCAGCGGGACATGGCTGTCATGTGGGCGAAGTGCAACCTGCCAGAGGTCAATGCCCGTAAAGGACGACCTAATCCGAACCGCATTCCGGTTGGCGGCAAAACGTTTACCAGTCAGGGCTATATCAAGGTCAGGATGCCGGATGGCTCATGGGAGTACGAGCACCGGATCGTCGCCAAGGCTGGACCCGGTCAGGTTACCCACCACCGGAACGGAATGAAGGATGATAACCGGCCAGAAAACCTTCAGGTTTTAAGTAAGAGCGAGCATTCGAAAATTCACGCACCAAGAGAGGTTCCTCGTCATGTCTCCATCCCGCACGCCTAAGCAGCACCGCGCCATGGCCGCAGCCGCCTTTGGCAAATCCACCCTCGGCATCCCCAAGACCGTCGGCAAGGAGTTCGTGCAGGCCGACAAGGGCAAGACGTTCAAGGCCCCCGCCAAGCCGAAGGGAAAGAGCAGGCTCTGATGCCGTTTGACCACAAGAAGTTCTTCGATGCCGTCCGCGACGACCCGTTTCAGGGCACCCTGAACCAGTCGCAGGTGGACGGCATGGAAGCCATCCTCACCGCGTGGGAGACTTACGTCGATGGCGCGGACATTCGCAAGCTGGCCTATATGTTAGCCACGACTTACCATGAGACGGGCGCAGCCATGCAGCCCGTCGAAGAATACGGCAAAGGCAAGGGCGAGCCCTACGGAGCCCCCGACCCTGAAACCGGGGAGTGCTACTACGGGCGCGGCTTCGTCCAGTTGACGTGGCGTGACAACTACCAGCGTGCTGACAAGGAAATCGGCTGCGACAGCGTCCACCACGCCGACCAGCAACTGCAGCCCCTGATAGCTGCCCGCACCATGTATTTCGGCATGATGGAGGGATGGTTCCGCGCCAGCGACGACGGCAAGCGGCAGACGCTGCCGCGTTACTTCAACCTGAACACCGAGGACAGCTACGGGGCGAGGGAGATCATCAACGGCGACAAGCATATCGTCCCCGACTGGTCGAGCGGCGTCGATATCGGCACTCTCGTCTCGATGTACTACGACGCTTTCGTGGATGCTCTGTTAAACGCACAGACAGGGCAGCAGCCTGTGCAGAAAATGGTGACGATTGCAGTAACCGTACCTGAGGGTGTACAGATTGAGTTCACAGTGAACGGCGAGGCAGTCTGATGGGCATCGCACCTCCACCGGACAAACCCGACAAGCCTTGGCCGAATCCCCCCGCTGACGATGGCGTGGAAAAGCCTGCAACGAAACCCCGGGATGCAGAGGCTCCCGGCGTAGAAAGGGCAATTCCCGATGTCGAAAAACGGAACCCACAAGTCAACCCGTGAAGAGGCCCCCGAGGCGCTCCCCGAGCCGCAGGCCATCGCCCCCGGAACGTGGCCGAGCCCCATCGACGGCTTCCGTGCCGCTGTCCAAGGCATCGCGCTGGTCGGACTGGTCCCCACGGGCGACGAGAAGACTCCCTACCCCACGGGTACGCCACTGGCCCCGGGCTCCAAGTTCTGGCTGAAAAAGGGCTTCTACAAGTCCGCAACGCCTACGTAAGGGGAGGCTTACCAATGGCCCTCACCCCCCAGCCCCTTTTCAGGGCGCAGGACACCGGCACGAGCACCGTTCTCGGCCCGATTGCCCGCAAGAACTGGAACACCCACGCCAACAAGGTGAATTTCGGCACGCTGGCCAACGCCAACGCCGCCAAGCCGCGCTACAACCAGTCGGACTATATCGGCGGCGTGAAGGGCGACGATGTCCTGCAGAACACCGCCAATGTCGCCGTGGCGCGTGCCGACGGCGGCGCGAACGAGCCCGACTACACGCCCCGCCTCCAGCAGGACAAGCCGACCGCACTGGGCACCGTCTTCGTGCAGGATGTCGGCCGTAAGCGCGGCACCGTGGCTCCGGCGCAGCCCTATCCGACGGCTTCGACCCCGGCTTTGCTGGCTCCGACGATCACCTCGCTGAGCCCCAACACGGCGGTGGCGGGCTCCGCGACACCGCAGTTCGCCATGAAGATCATCGGCACCAACTTCACCCTCTATTCGTCGGTGCTGCTGGCGGGCGTTCCCGCGCCTTCGTCCATCTACACCTACATTTCCCCGACCGAGATGCGCTGCCAGATGAGCCCCGGCTCGTCCTCTGCCGGAACCACCTCGGTGACGGTGGTCGATCACGGCGTGGCGACGACCCCCGGCGCAACCTTCACATGGACCTAGGCCAATGGCTGTCGAAGTCGCACCCCAAGTCATCAACGTCGTCACCGTGGGCAAGGACGACCCGTATCCGACGGGAAGCCCGCCGGATGGCACTCTCATTCCGGCACGGGTTCACAATCCTCAGGACCTCACCGATGGACCTGTTGGCAAGTACAACAACCCCTTCGAACGGCAGTCGGTGCAGAACCTAGCCGCCGGAGGACTGATCAAGGGCGGCGCTGCTGGAACATGACCGTCTACGTCTTCCGCGACGGCAGGCTGGTGGAGAAAAGCGGGAGGTTTGTCTCGCCGTACCGCTTTCAGGAATACGAGAGCCCCGTCACCGGGGCTCTGATCACATCTCCCCGGCAGCGGGAGCGTGATCTCGAAAGATCAGGGTCGTTCGACCCGAGGGACCTACCCCGGGACCACCATTTCAGGCGTGGCCGGGACGCACAGAAGGCAGAGATAGATGCCGGATCAACCGGACAGCAACTCGATTTCTGGCGCGACTGACACCGCGCCGGAGCCCCGGCAGAGCCTCCGCGAGATCGCGGAAGCCGCCTATGACGAGGGCTCCAGACCCGACGCCGCAGAGCCGAGCGAGGACACTCGCGCTCGCGACGAACGGGGCAGGTTTGTGGCTAAAGAGCAGTCACAAGACACGGGTGAAGCAGAGCCTGAGGCTCCCAGCCCCGCGAAGAAACCCGAGGCCCAAGACCAGACGGAGCCAGCCGCGCAAGAGAGTAGCACTCCGGGCATGGAGCACTGGAGCGCCGAGGACCGCGCCACCTTCCAGAAGATACCGCAGCAGGCACAGTCCATGTTCCTGCGGCGCTATCAGGAGATGGAGGCGGACTACACGCGCAAGTCTCAGGCGAACGCCAACGCAGTCCAGACCGTCAACGCTCTGACCCCGATCTTTCAGGACCCCGACATTCAGGCCTCCCTGCAGGAGATGCAGTACCATCCCGTCCAAGCGATCCAAGACTGGGCGCGGCTCCACAAGGCCGCAGTCAGCCGCGATCCACGGACACGCGCATCGACCCTGTACGAGATCGCCGAGCGCATGGGCTTCGACCCAGCCAAGGTGTTCGCATCAAATCGCCCGCAGGCTCCTCAACTCTCCCCGGAGCAGCAGAAGGACCCTGCGATCCAGTACTTTGCTGACCAAGCCAGCCGTACGACCAGCGATTTGCAGGCTCTCCGTGCTGAACTGAACCAGTTTCAGGCCCGAATCAACTCCCGCGCCGAAGAGGAAGCCCTGCAGGCTACCCGCTGGTCGATTGACCAGTTCGCGGACGAGAAGGGGCAGGATGGCAGGCCCATCCGGCCCTATTTCGACCGCGTCGTCATGCGGGTGATCAACATGTACCGCGCCGACCCCAACCGTAACCTTCAGGAAGCCTACGAAGAGGCGTGCTGGAGCGACCCGGAGGTGCGGCAGGACATGATGCGGGCTGAATGGAGCCGCCACCAGAGCCAAGCCTCGAACCAGAGGGCTCTGCAGGCGGCGCGGAGCAATGTCCGGGGCCTCACGGCTCCGGTAGCCAAGTCCGCACCGGCCAAGAAGGGCAACGGGAGCCTCAGAGACGTGCTGGAAGCTACGGCTGAGGAGGTTGGCTTCTCATAACAGGAGCCCTCCATGGCGGAGCCCACTGTCAACCAGCTAGTCGCTACTACGCTGGCTAATTACCACAAGGAACTCGCGGACAACGTTTCCAACAGCAATGCCGTCACGGCTCTGCTTCGTCAGGGAAACCGCATCCGCACGGTCGATGGCGGTCGCAGCATCAACTGCCCGCTGGTCTACGCGGAGGAAACCTTCGCTTGGTACATGGGGACGGAAATCCTTTCCCGTGCCGTCAAGGAGACGATTTCGGAGGCGGATTACGAGCCCGCCAACGCGGTCGCCAGCGTCACCCTCAGCGGTCCTGACCTTGCCAAGAACAAGGGCAAGGAGCGTATTTTGAACCTGCTGGAAGGCAAAGTTCAGAATGCCGAAGCAACGATGAAGAACAACATAACTAAAGCCATCTATGGTGATGGTACTGTTGCTAAGTCGTTTGCTGGCCTGAAGGCCTTCATTACTAATGACGGCACCGGCACCGTCGGTGGAATCGATGCTTCTACTTGGACTTTCTGGAAAAACCAGTTCCAGACGGCCACACGGCAGACCGGCGTGCTGGTCTACGCCGATCTCAAGGCGGCAATGAACGCGCTCTGGCTCAAGCTGATCCGGGGCACGGAACATCCTGATCTCGTGGTCGTGGACGGCGAGGTGTACGCGACCTACGAGGGCGGACTGCAGGAACAGCAACGCTACGCTGATGCCTCCTTGGGAGCATTGGGCTTCGAAACCCTGAAGTACAAGAGCGCGTCTCTGGTGTTCGATGGCGCAGCCACCGGCATTGCTGGTGGTTACTTCATGAATACCAAGTACATGAAGTTCGAAGTCTATGAAGGCAGGAACTTCGAGAAACTTGATCTTCCTGATAGCAGTGTAGATATGGACGCCGTCACGAACCACATCGCGTTCATGGGCGGCCTCTCCATGTCCAATCGTTCGATGCAGGGACGGCTCATCGTCGCCTGACCGCATCGATAGCCGGAGGGTGTCGTGCGTCACCCTCCGGCACCCTCACGCACGGAGAACATCATGGCTGACACACCCACCTTGGCCCGCTTCTATCAGGGCTGGAAGCATGGCGGCACCGCATCCGACGGGATGCCGCTCTACTACGAAACCATCATGATCCGCCTCGACCGGCCGCCGTATCTGTCTGTGCAGAGGGAGGCGGAGCAGGACGACTACGACGCCCCCCCGCTGGCTTTCGAGCTTTTCCAGAAGGAGCAGCACTCCCGCAAGGTGACGCTCGCCGAGGGTTACCCGCTGGTACTGTGGCCGGCCTGCACGGAGCCCCTGTTCAAGATGCTTGCCGACCGCGACATCCACACCGTCGAGCAACTGGCGAAGACCAAGAAGGACGCCATGCCCGCCGAACTCAGGGAACTGGGCGAGCGGGCGCGGAAGCTGGTCGAACTGCAGAAGGGCCCCGGCAAGTACGAGGAGCTTCTGCGTGAGCGGGACGGCAAGATCGCCGCCCTCAGCGAGAGCCTCGACGCCGCCAACAAGGAGATCGTGGTCCACAAGGCGATGATCGAAAGCCTGAGAAAGAGGGCGTAATGGCCGAACTGATCTCCGTCCTGCAGGTCATCAACGACGCTTCGATGGAAGTCGGCATCCGCCAGACGCCGCTGCTGC